CATTGAGGCGGCTGAGTACACAGTAAACGTCACTTTAGACGCTCCTACGGGAGTAAACAATAGGTACGTAGCATTTGAGCTTATAGAAGGCTCTCAAGACCTTGCAAACGCTACAATAGAATTGCCTAATAACGGCGACTATCCATATAAGATTATAAACGCTGAGACTATCGGTGGCACTACGGGTATTGAAATACACCGAGGAATATTAAGACTAAAACAACCCCAAGAAGTAGTATATTCGTACACAAACGAGGAAAGTACCATAATTTATGAATAATCACTCAATTATAACCGAGTTTGCATCGGCTGAAATACCTAAATTTTTAGAGAAAAAGAATCAAAATATAGTTTATTTTGGAGTAGATAATATCTACCCTTTTGAGCTTATTGATTTATACAACGATAGCAGCACCCATAACGCTATAATTAACGGTAAAGTAGGTTATACGGTGGGCAATGGTTTGTATTCTGAGGACTTAGCTACTAAAAAATGGCTTAGTTTTGCTAATATAGACGAGGATTGGACAAGTTTACTTAAAAGAATCTCTTTAGATTATGAGCTTTTTAATGGTTATGCTATCGAGGTTATAAAAACTGGAGTAGGTAACCAATACCATCATATAGATTTTGCTAATATCCGCGTAGGTTTAGACGGAGGCTTGCAATACTCGGACGAATGGATAACAGATAAAGGTACAAGAAACGGTAAACCTAAAATACAATACTTAGATAGGTACAATCCAAAAGACCAAGAGCAAAAAAGAGGGGTAATTTATCACGTAGATTATAGACCAAACCTAAAATACTACCCTTTACCCGTATACGTTGGCTCACTTGCAGAGATTAAAACAGACGTACAAATAGGCGATTACTGGTTAAACGAGGTAAAGAACGGATTTGTAGGCGGTACACTTATTCAGCATAACAACGGAGTACCCGAAACCCAGGCAGAGGCTAAAGAATTTGAAGAAACTTTCCAAGAGAAGTTTGGCAAAGCTACGGGAACTAAAATAGTACACCTATTCGCCCCTTCTAAAGAGAACGGTAGTGAGATAAGTAACCTTAACGGCAATGACTTGCACGAACGCTATTTAGAGATGAGCAATAGAGTTAAGGAGTCTATATTTATCGGACACCGAGTAACTAACCCAATATTATTTGGAGTTAAAGAAGCTGGGCAATTAGGAGCAAGAAATGAGCTTGACCTGGCTTACGAGATATTTACAAATACTTATATCGCAGAGAGACAAAATACTCTTTTACGAACTATAAAGAAATTAGCGTTTTACGAGATACAAAAAAGCGATATAGAGATTATACCACTTAAACCTATCGACTCCGTAGACCTTACCTCAGACATTATTTTAGCTAACCTTACGAGAGCTGAGATAAGAGACCTAATAAACGAGCAGACGGGCTTAGAATTAGCCGAGGAGGTAACCGCTCCAGTTGCTCCAGTTGCTTTATGTTCGCACTTTTCAGACGATAGCGATATAAGCCACTTGTTTGATAAGATAGGAGTAAGCGAGGACGACTACGAGGAGATAGAGGCTTTCGATATTCACTTCGACTCAGACGGTAGCCCGATGGAGTTTGCCACTACTGGGCAAGGCATAATCCAAAGAGTACTAAAAGCTATTTTAACCAATCCTTTAATACAAGCAAGCGGAATAAGCAACGCTTTAGAGCTTACCTTCCCTCAACTTATTACCTCAATAGGAATATTAAAGGACTCTAAACTAATAGAGATTACGGGAGAGGCTATAAACTTAACGCCTACGGGAAAAAAAGTAGCTGAGGTAATTGACGTACCGCAAACAGAGGTAAAGTATAAGTATACGCTTAGAAGTGACGCTCCAGCTTTAAAAGGTGAGTCAAGAGATTTTTGCCGTAAAATGATGGGCAAAAGAAAGCTATACTCTAAAGCCGAAATAGAGCTTTTAAGAAACGATATGAAGACAAGTAGCATAACAGACGTAACAGACGTTTGGTTAGCTCGAGGAGGCTGGTATCGTAAGCCCGAGACAGAAACAAGTATTCCTTATTGCCGTCACATCTGGAAGCAAGTAATAGTAAGAAAAAAATGATATTAATAGTTAGCCCCGCATTCGTTAAAGAGAATACCGTTTTAAACTATAACGTTGACGACGGATACTTAAAGCCGCTAATAGATAGCATACAAAACACTTTTGTTAGACCTATTTTGGGTAGTGCTTTATTCGATGAGGTACAAACTCAAATACGTACTAACACCGTATCAGCTCTAAACGAGATATTAATAAAAGAATATTTGCGAGACGCTTTAAAATGGGAGGTTTGCCACAAGTATACAAGAATAGGAACGTATAAGCTAACCAATAAGGGAGCGGGAACGCACTCAGGCGATAACTTTAGTACTTTGTCTCAGCAAGAGCTTGTAACTGCTAAAAATATCTTTAAGGATAACGCAGACTTTTACAGACGTAAATTAAAGCTATATTTGAAAGCTAATGAAAATAGTTATCCGCTATACAAAACTCCTCCGACCGGAGACGATGTGGTAAGACCTGAAATGGATACTCAATGGCGTTCGCAGTTTATCCTATGAAAACTCTAACTATAAAAAATATAGAGTCTATTATGGAGAGTATAGCCTCCGAGCATCCTCAAATAAACACCGTTTTAAAGGGTAACATTTGGGATGTAGATTTAACAAAGGATGTTACTGGCGTTTACTTAATTTACGAAGTTACAAATATAGCCCCTAATGGCTTTAACGGCATAGACTATTCAATAGATGTTTTCCTTTGCGATAACGTTACGGAGATTAACACCGCAACTAACGAGGTCAGCGTACAAAACGAATGTAGCCTAATAGCCTTAGATATGATGTCTATATTTGAGAACTATAATAAGACTTCTTGGGCAGATAAAGACCTAAACTTAGTCCTAAATAAGACTTGGAGTATACAACCTTTTACAGAGCGATTTGATAGCTTATACTCAGGAGCTGCGGTAAACCTTTCTTTATCTACTTCTTACGGATACGCTCGATGCACGATACCAACTTAAAAAATATATAAATATAATGACTACACAAGAATTACAAATCTCAAGAAACGGACAATATTACGTTAGTGGCGATGTTACTTTCACGGCTGCTCAACAAGTAGCTTATTTAGTAGTTAACGAGGCTGCGGTATTCGCTAACCTTACAGACCAAGCAGACGTAAATATCATAACTCAAAGCAATATAAGCGGAGCAACTTTATCTGTGGGAATAATTATCGCACCTAAAGGCGGTTCGTTTATTAAGCGAGTGAATATGACAAGCGGCTCAGTAATAGCGGTATTTGCATAATGTACGGTTACGGCTACCAAAATAGCGGAATCCTTAAAAGTAGTGGCGGCCCAACACTTGGGCCAGTTAACTTAGTTGCCCCCGTAATTAGCGGCACGGCTGAAAGGGGTGAAACTTTGTCATCTACCACTGGCACTTGGTCAGGTGTTGGCACAATTACGTATGCATACCAATGGAAGCGTGATGGTGCTAATATTTCAGGGGCTACATCTGCAAGTTATTTATTATTGGAAGCAGATGACAACGCATTTATTACTTGTTTAATAACCGCAACCGATGACGAAGGTAGTCGCTCTAAAATTTCAAACACACTTGGGCCAGTATTAGGGCTACCATTAAACATTACTGCACCGGTACTAAGCGGAACGCCAACAATAGGTCAAACATTAAGCACTACCAACGGCACTTGGCAAGGAAAAGCAACTATCAGTTTTGCTTATCAATGGAGACGTGATTTAGCTAACATAGGCGGGGCAACATCCAATACTTACGAGTTAGTTGATGCGGACTATCAAACGACTATTGATTGCGTTGTAACGGCTACAAATACCTTCGGAAGTGCGGCACAAGATTCAAACGATTCAGCACTAATAGCGGGTATTACTCCAAGCATAAGCGGTGTACCAACATTTAGCGGAACAGAATCAGTAGGGCAAACACTAACGGCAACGGCTACAAGTACTTTAGGCAGACCAATTCCATCAAGAACTTGGAAATGGCAAAGAAGCACTAACGGCACAAGCGGTTGGGTTGACATAAGCGGGGCAACAAGTATCACTTATCTATTAGATGCTGCTGATGAAAATAAATATGTGCGAGTTGTACAAATAGAAACTAATGCGGTAGGGTTTGATTCAGCAAATAGTGCAGCAAGCGGACAGATAGCACCTGAGGTTCTTGCAATGACTTGGGGAACGGCAAGCGGCAAAAATTGGGGTACGGCAAGTGGAATAAATTGGGGTTAAAACATTAAAATAAAAATATAAAATATGGCAAATTTATTAGGTGCTGACATAGGCACAAATTACAAAGGGATTCTAAGTTTAGATTCTACGATTAACACACCATTAGATGCTACACTAAGAGCGGTAACAGATGGAGAGGGTAACGCAAGCGGATTGTTATTAAGTACGACAAGCGTAACAAACTTAGGAGCAGGTGCAGTTGCGACTAATACGGCTTTTGGTGATGGTGCTTTGACAAGCAACACAACTGGTTTAGAGAATGCTTCTTTTGGATTATCTGCATTAAATAGTAACGTAACTGGTGCGGGCAATTCTGCTTTTGGACACGAGGCTTTAAAAATTAATACCGCATCTAACAACACCGCTATTGGTAAGCAAGTTATGTCAGGCAGCACAACGGCTACTTTAAACGTTGGCGTTGGTTCTTTAGCGTTAAAGTCTAATACAACTGGTTCTTTTAACACCGCCATCGGTTCATCTGCTTTATTTTCAACTGCAAACGGAACAAGTAATGTTGCCGTTGGTTATGAAGCAGCATTTAGCAACAGTTTTAGTAGTGGCATAACTGCTATTGGATACCAATCGTTAAGACAAGGTGGGGGTGCAAATAATACGGCAATTGGACACACATCTTTATTTAATAATGCGGCATCTAATAACGTTGCAGTAGGTTATCAATCAGCTAAAGCTAACACTACGGGCATAGGCATTACTGCTATTGGTTACCAAGCGTTATTAAATAATACAACAGCTAATGACATAACTGCTTTAGGTAGTGGTACAGTTAGTGGTAATTTTAGCGGCTCAGTAATTATAGGCAAAGATGCAACCGCAACCGCAGCAAATCAATTTGTAATAGGTAGCAGCGGAACAAACGCAGGAGCAGTAGCAGCAGAAGTAAACACAAGTGCAAATGTTTGGAACGTAGTAATTAACGGAGTAGCAAGAAAAATACTTTTAGCATAAAAATAATATATTTGAAAAATGATTTATAATTGGCAAGTAACAAACCTTTTTACCCTTGATGAAGGAGTAGAAACCAACTATGTTGTGACTGCTTTATACGAAGTGGCAGGAGTAGAAACAGTTAGCGGCACAGAATATACCGCGTCTTTATCCAACTCAGCACAGTTTGAGGTGACAGAGGGCAGTACATACATACCTTACGCAGACCTTACCAACACTATCGTAGTTGGATGGATTCAATCACAATTAGGTGAAGATGGCGTTAATAATTTACAAGCAAGCGTAGAAGGTATGATTAATAGCGAAATTAACCCACCTATACGCCCACAAAATACAGAATTACCACCTAATTTTTAAGATATGTTTGATTTAAAACTAACAGAGCAAGAGGTAAATATTATTTTGGCGGGATTAGGTGAGTTGCCTGCAAAGCATTCAATTGAATTAATCGCCAAGATTAAGCAGTCTTGCGAGTCTCAAATAGAAGCGAGTGAAGATATATCTGAGTAGCGTACTAACCGCATTGATTTTATTTTTCGCTCCAATTAAGGGCATTATATTAATGGTGGCTCTTGCTACGATTATAGATACTTGCTTCGGTGTATGGAAGGCTAAGAAGTTAGGAGAGCCTATTACGAGCAAATTGTTCCGTAATGGGTTAGTGCCTAAGCTTGTTAGTTATATTGCCGTAGTGATGCTTGTATACGCCTCTGACGTCTTTATAATAAACGGCTTAACGATGAGCGTAGTTAGCGTAGAGTTTATCTCTACTAAGGTAATAGCTTTAGTGCTGCTATCTATTGAGGTTAAAAGTATGGATGAGTCTTGGATAAAGGTTAAAGGCTATTCGTTTATCGATAAAATAAAAGCTATTATTGTTAAGCTAAAAGACGTAAAAAAAGAACTATAAAATGGAATGGTCAATAACTTTTTCCGCACACTACCCACACGATAGATTCGCTCTTGGGTGGGAGTATATCGCTCCTTCTAAAGAGTATCAGTATAATACTATAACTATTTACTTATTTATCATAACCCTAAATATAGATTATGCGACCAATTAACAAAGTAATTATTCATTGTTCAGCTACTCCCGAAGGTAGAGACGTTAAGATAGACACTATACGCCAATGGCATTTAGATAAGGGGTGGAACGATATCGGCTACCACTATGTTATAGAGTTAGATGGACAGATACAAGCGGGGAGACCCGTAGAGCTTTTAGGTGCGCATTGTTTAGGTCAAAATAAATTTAGTATCGGTATATGCTACGTTGGCGGTATGAATAAATCTATGACTAAGCCAAAGGATACAAGAACCGAAGAGCAAAAAGAGTCTTTGATTAATCTAATCGCTGACCTTCGTAAAAAGTACCCAGTACTATCTATTCACGGACACAACGAGTATGCCGCAAAGGCTTGCCCAAGCTTTGACGTATCTAAAGAGGGTTATTAATGCAAGAAAATGACCTCTTTGAGTGGTTAGAACAAAATATCTACTTTGATTTAGTTAAGTCCAACAATCAGATGTCTCGCTGGGACTGCTACTCTCCAGCGACTAAGCATAGAATAGAATTAAAGTGTAGAAGGACTCACTACGACACCCTATTACTTGAAAAAAAGAAGTATGATGCTATGATAGCTGAGACCGCTAAACACTCAGACGCTGCTATCTATATTAATTCTACGCCTAAAGGTATTTACCTATTTAATCTCCACGATATAACGCCTTACTGGAAGACTCAATATATAAGAGCTACTACTGAGTTTGGCAATAGTAACCGCATAGCTAAAGAGGTGATGTACTTAAATATCTTCGACTCTCGAGTACTTACTACCTTTTAATCTGCCTGAATTTTTCCTAAAACTTCATTCACTTGTTTACTTTTAGGAATATATTTATACTCTAAGTATAAGTTACAAAATGCACAATAAACCTTACTGATATATTGTGCAAAATTATGTAGCATAATTCCG